CAGACACGCCAACCTGGTGGCATCGTTTCGCCAAGGCCGCATTGCCTCGTGCTCCGCGCCAGCACATAGCCAGATGCTTCATCCCGTAATGCGTCTGCGTAGCGCACGAAGCCCGCCGGATGTCGCCTCGGTAGCCCATAGCCCTTGCTGTGCCGCGTAGCACCTGCAATGGGCCGGATGCACTGCTTCGCTTGTTGTGGTTGTGGCATCGAACGCCGCTCTCGATCTTTGCCATCTTCAAGGCAAATCCGACCGGCACGCCTTGCCGTCTAGCCTCCGATGTGACCAATCGAGTTGCATCCGAAGCATGTGCCAAGACACTGCCAGCCGTCATCGCGGCGATCAAAACAAGATACCTCATCACGGCCAGTAAACTCCCATGAGGAAGCCAAGTCCGACCATTATCGGGCCGCAGATCAGCCAGTCGGTCAGGGAAAGCCGAGGGGCACAGCTCTCCCTGACCTGGGTAGACTTGGCATACCGCTGATCAGCAGCGGCCACTGAACCGGACAGCACGCCCGGATCTCCATGAAGCCACTGCTCTTGTGTGGCATCGTATTCATATTTCGCCATGATGTTCCTCCTTGAAACTATGGCAAGCCTAGACTAGAATTCTCAATCAATCGTTAATGTAAGCATCCGGTTTGCTCCCCCGGATGCTAGGGGCGGTGGCTATCCTCCTTTAGTCGCCGCCCCGCTCATATTCAACAAAGACAGCAGCTTGTCGCTGGCATCGGTTGCGCCATATCCGACAATAACGCGATGGCCGATGCTTTCCAAGTATGAAATCATATTGTCCTGATCGGATGAAGTTCTCCCGCCTTTCTGGCGCTTCATCTCGATCCAGATTCCCCAAGCCGGAATGAACAGGTCTGGCACGCCAGGAACAACGCCTTCGGCCTTCAGCTTCTTTGCCGTCGAGATGTTGCGCTTGCCGCCGTTCGGTATTGCAAAGATCAATACACGAGGCCACTTGGCGCGGAACCATTGAACGAATCCGGCTTGCTCGTCATGCTCAGAAGGGAGGGAAACCGTTGAACGCATCGCAGCCTTCTTTCCGTACCTCATCAGGTACAACGTCACGCCAATGAGTGCAATATCGAGCATCGTACAGGCTCACGCAATCAGAACAGCGGTTCTTGGAGTTCTGCCAACTCTTCGGCGGTGAGGCGCTTGGGCTGGCTATAGTCGAGTTGTACAATGTCGTAGAACTTGTCATTCGGCTTCACCTTTATCCTGCGCGGCTTGATCCAATGGTCGCACTCTAGCATCGCGTCTTCGGTGGTCATGGCAGACGCGCCTAGTGATGGCATCCGCTTCTGGTATCGCTCCGCAGCATAGCCCCCGTGATCAGGGCATAGCCACTCGGAGACTTTGATCAGGCCGCAATAATAGGTGACGCGGATGCTATCTGGCTTGCCTTCCTTGCGCCAGCGGGAATAGCCCACATCGTCAACGTCAACCCATTCGGCCTGTACCTGTGTGGAGATCATCGCGCCAGAATACGCCTTCGTTCCGTGATTGAACTGCGGAGGCGGGAATTCATGGCCGCACTCGATGCACACTCTAACGGCGGCATGATTGACAGTCAAACATTCCGGGCATTTCTTGACCGGGGCTTCGCCGTCTTCGGTGCGACCTTTGATCTTCGGCTTGATCTGATCAATGAATCCGTGGCGCATCACGTTGTCGCCGTAGTCTAGCACCAGGCAGTTGTCTTTCCCCGGCGCAATGCGTGTGCCGCGTCCGACAATCTGGATGTACAGGCCGGTGCTTTCGGTTGCCCTCACGATTGCTACAAGATCGACATGCGGAACATTAAAGCCGGTAGTCAAGACGTTGACGTTGATCAAGCATTTGCTTCCGCCACCCCGGAACCGCTCGATCTTGTCGGCGCGTGCGCTCATGCCATCGGCACCCGTGACCACATCTGCCTCGATGCCATGCGTCTCGAACTCGGCGCGGAGCAACTCGGCATGATTGACGCCGCAAGCGAAGACCAGCCACGCCTTGCGCTCCGCACCATAGCGCACGATTTCTGCAACCGTTTCTGTTACCAATTCCGGGTCAGATGCAGCCTTGGCTAGTTCGCTCTCGATATACTCCCCGCCGCGCTTGCCGACGTTCGATAGGTCAATGGTCTTGACACCGCTCTTGCTAATCACCGGGGCCAGGAAACCCTGTTCCATGAGGTCGGCAACCGGAATATCATATGCGATGCCGTCAAAGATCGCATTGTCGCCCTCGTGCAGCCAGCCACTATCGAGCCGGTAGGGCGTGGCCGTAAGGCCAACCACCTTCACGCCGCGATTGCACACGCGGAGGTCCGAGAGGAACTTGTTGTAGCGTGTGCCGTCCGTCTTCGGGATCAAGTGCGCCTCGTCCACGATCACCAGATCAGGCGCTGGGACTATCTGATAAGCCTTCTTGTGGATCGACTGGATGCCAGCGAACGTGATCGGCTTCCGCAGCACCTTCTTCTTGAGGCTAGCGCTATAGAAGCCGACATCTGCCTCGGGATAAAGCGCCACCAACTCGCTAGCGTTCTGCTCCAGCAACTCCTTGACATGCGTCAAGATCAGAACGCGCGTGCCGGGATAACTCATCGCATCCTTGATCAGGTGCGCGATGATCAGGCTCTTGCCCGAGCCAGTCGGAGCGACGATGATCGGGTTGTCGCCCTTCTTGTCTGACCAATAATTGTAAAGGCCATCAATGGCGGCGCGTTGATAGGGGCGGAGTTCTAGCACTTGCTGAACTCCCTGCCCTTGTTCCGCACGATTTCGCCATCTTCGTTGATGTAGTCGATCCAGTCTTCTCCGGTGTCGTGCACCGGCAGCTTCACTAGCGCCGGATTGTATATGTGATCACCGCAGCCGCTGCGCTGGTCGATCTCATCGAGTGCCTTCTTGTGCCTGGCGCAGGACCAGCCTTCAGCCTCTGCCGTCGAGAAGGCGCATGTGCGGCAGTTCAGTTCTGCTGAACCATCGCCGTGGCATATCGAATGATACGGACAGAACTTGCACTCAAACCATGCCGGATCATTGCTGATTCCAAGCGGTGGCCGTTCAGTCGATATGATCTTTCTTGCCTTCTCGATAAGCGACTCTGCAAAGGCATGGTCAACCTTCAACCGCTCCGCATAAATCTCATCGGTGTTCTTGTTGACCGAAATGAACAGGCACCGATCCAGCCCGCTCAGGTGCATTCCGATCTGGCACTGTGCATAGTAGACCGGCTTCGCCTTCTCGACTCCAAGGTTGCACAGCACCTTGAAATACTTCTCGCTCATGGTCTTAACTTCGAGCGTGTGGACCTTGGTGCTTTCCGGCAAGCCCTCGACCACTCCGTCCAGGCTCAAGGCGAAATGCCCGCCAACCGCCGTATATCGGAACTGCTGGCCTGTCGCCGGATCACGATCCCAGACGGTGCAACCGGCGGCGCGCAAGTTCTGAATCACTCGCAGTTCCTCGCGTTCGCCAGTCTCGAAAAGGCGCAAGATGCGGCCTTCGTGCTTCTCGGTATAGGTCCACCGGAATTGATACCAGAGTGCACGGGCGCAAGTGTTCCCGATCTGCGACCCGCCAAGATGCGGCCTGTGTGCGTTGCGGCGGTTGTCTTCGTAACGCTGATAGATAGCCTTTACGATTGGAGATGTCATGTCTAGTTTCATTCCTCTTCCCTCCCGGTAATGCTCTCGATCATCCTTCGATCGTAGTGCATAAACATGTTAATTGCTTTTGCATTGATTCCTTCGTCGTGCATCCACTTGATGATCTTCAACCGCCTGATTGTGACTTCTTTCGTCATGTTCTCGTTTTGCTGGGTAATGACACGCTTGTAAAAGTCGCTCGTAGCCGTTTCACTTGCGCCGAAGTTCTTGGCAATTTGATTCCAGAATCGCCTCTTGATCCGCAGCTTCTCGATCCGCCGGAAGTCATCCATCGACCAATCGCGGCGTACCATTTGCGTCTTTGGCCGATCTTCCTCACTATCGGTCCATGTGTAGCGTTTGAACTGCGGGATGAAGTCAACCGCGACATCATTCCAGACGATCCGGCCTTCGACATCGAAGCTCCAGAAGTTGCCGTCTAGCTGCTGCTTCATCAGGCGTTCGATTGCATAGGTGTCGGTGGTCATTTGATCCTCCCTCGTAATCGGGGCGACCCGTAAGAGCCGCCCCGCTCTTTAGTATGCTGCGCTACTTCTTCTTCCAGGGTGGCACCGCAGCCGTCGCAGGTGCAGCAGCCGGTGCGCCTCCTTCGCACGGCTCGTATCCGGCAATCTCATTCGATGCCTGATAGTTGCCCTCTGCGGGCTTGACCTTCACCGTGATCATCATCGGCTTGTCGTGGAGGTCAGAACTCTCGTTCGGCATCATCACACCAACCGACCTGCAGATGGCCGAGAGCGTGCGCTGGGCAATCTCTTCCGCCGTCTTGTTCGGGTTGTTGAGGTTGAGCCGGTCCATCAGGCTAACGCCTTGGTGCGGCCCTTCGATGATCTGGCAGGTGAGCACCAGCATTGAGCCGGTCTGTGCCTTGGTGGGGCGCTCCTCGCTCTTGGTGATCACGGCCTTGTACTTGCCAGCCGGGATCGTTTCGCGCGGCGCACTCGGCTCCACGACATTCGCATCAAATCCATTCAGTCTCATTCTCTTCTCCTACTTTGCTACAAATGCTTCAAAAGGGTTGCCGCCCTCGAATGTGAACGGCAGTGGCTGGGTGATGTTGAAACGATTCTTGGTCACGCTCGACGCTTGCGGGAAGCAAATGATTTCCCGGTCGCCTGTGCTGATCGCCCGCTTCTTGTCGCCATCACCTCGGACGTAGGTCTTGAGCCGGATCAAGCCCACGAGATCCACGTTGTCAGTATAGTGCGGCAGTGACTTCTTGTGCATCCGCACCGTGTATCTGGCGAATGGATCGAAGTCTGGCAGATCGAGCGTCTCGGTGTCAGCGTGGCCGATGAAGACAACGTTCATGCCGCGTTCGTAAGCCAGTGCTCCAGCCCATTCCCGCACCTGCCGGTGCTTCTCGGCGGCGGTATTATAGCCAGCGCCGTAACCGCCACCGGCTTGGTTTATGCTCTTGGCCTTGGGATCGGCTGCAACAATCTCATGCTCGATGAGCGTGGCAAGCTGCGTGATGCTATCAATCACCACCGTCTTGAAGTCATGCTCTTGCGTTGCCAATGCCTCGATCTGATCCAGCACCTCCTGACTGGACGAGACCAGCGGAAAGAGCATCACCTCGTCGTTGCCAGCAAGGGATGCCGTGCCATCCTCGGTGCGGATGAACACCGGCTTCGGGAACATCGCAGCCAAGGTTGATTTGCCCATTCCGCCTTCACCGAACACCGTTGCGATGATTGGGCGTTGCCCTTTCGGGCGCTCCAGTTTCTTCAGATCAATTGCCATCGTTCTCGGCCTCCTTAACTCCGAGTATCCGCATTGCCTCTCGCAGGTTCTCTACAGCGCATCGCACATGATGAGCGCGGTTCTCTTTGTCAGTCCTTGCAATGACCAAGTGGTCGCGGGCATATTGCAATGCGTCTGCTGCTCCGTAGATGTCCTTACTCATCGGCCACCACCTTGACGCCGATCTTTCCCGGCGTTGCCGTGATGGCCTTGGCAGCGATGGACCAGAGTTCGGGACGTTCTTTTGCAAGCCACTTGCATCCGGCATCGTCCACTTCGATCTTGACCTTGATCGGCCAAGATTCAGCGGGCATGTCGTGCTTGACCGTTTCCCAGACTGCCAGATCGATCTTGCGATAGATCGGCTGGGTGAGCGTCACCCGATACGGCTCGACCTTGTGCGTGATCGCGCCTTCGGTCTTGGCGTCCAGTGCTTCAGTGATGTCTTGCTCGATCTTGCGACGCGCCTCAATGGCTTCGTCTTCACGGCGTTTGGCTTCAAGCCAGGCCCCGCAAAGGCCCGTGATGTTGCTGCTCATGTCAGCCTCCTTTTCTCTCAACGGAATGGCTTATTGCATATTTCTGAAATGCGTGCAATAGAAAAAATTGCAATCACCAAGCAGGAGACTGACCGATGTTATCCATCGAAGAGATTCGCGCCCGCCTTACCGGGGCTGACATTCCCGAGATCGTCAAGGCCACCGGCCTTTCCTACAACACCGTGAAAGCGATTCGGGATGGCGCTCCCGGCGCTCGATATGAGACGATCAAGCTGCTCACGGAGTTTTTTGAAGGCCGTGCATAAATGACCATCATCGAGAGCATCAAGCAGTACACCGAACTCGGCTGGTATCTCGTCCCCATCCCGGCAGGACAGAAGGGGCCGACATCTTACGGCTGGAATCAGAAGGACAAGGCACTTACCGGCCAGGGTGCCATCGACTTCTATTCTAAGAATCCGACTTGGAATGTCGGCCTCATCCATCAATGGACCGGCACATGCGCCATTGACATCGACCACATGGAATGGACGCGGATTATATTCGAGGGGCTGGGTCTCGATCTAGACGCCTTGATGGCGTCAACTGCCAGAATCCGGGGCCGGGAGGGGCGAGGGAAATTGATCTTCCGCGCCCATCGGGATGACCTATCCCGCCATTCAATCGCATGGCCGAACAAGGATGGCCGTGGCAACACAACCGTCTTCGAGCTTCGCGGTGGCCCGGTGCAGGATGTCTTGCCGCCGTCGATCCATCCAGACACGATGCAGCCCTATGTGTGGGAGGGGTTGCCCTTCGATCAGATTCCGATCTTGCCGAAGCAGTTGCAAGTCATGTGGGACGAATGGGACAAGTTCCGCCCGCAAATGATGGACCTATGCCCGTGGAAGGTCAGGCCTGAGTATCAAGCCCCGGTGCGGGTTCGAGCACCCAATCCCGGCACATCGGTGATCGACGCCTATAATGCAGCGCACAATATCGGAGAGTTGCTGGTCAAGTATGGCTACAAGCGCACCGCACCGAATCGGTATCTGTCCCCGAACAGCGGGACCAAGCTGGCCGGTTGCAACGTCTTCGACAATAACACTGCCTTCAGCCACCACGGTTCCGATCCGTTTGGCAACGAACACGCCTTCGATTGCTTTGAACTTTACCTACAATTCGAGCACGCCGGGAACATGCGTGAGGCCATCAAGGCGGCTGCAGATTATCTCAACATCAGCAACAATCCTGTCTACAAATACGGACCGGATGACGATGAATACATCTCGCACGGCGGTGATGTAGCGAACAACATCAGCAAGATCCGCCGTGCTGCGCCACCTAGCGATCCATTGTCGGCCATCCCGCCGCATCTTCTTACGGTTCCTGGCATCCTTCAGGATGTCGTGACCTATTACAACGCAACAGCTGCTCGAGCTCAGCCGCAGTTTGCCGTGCAAGCGGCACTTGCCTTTGGCAGCGTTGTCATGGGGCGGAGATGGATGACGGACCAGCGCAACTATTCGAGCCTATACTTTTTGAACGTGGCCGTTTCATCCGCCGGAAAGGAGCACGCCAAGACGGTGATCGAGAAGCTGCTCGAAGCGGCAAGCCTCGAACGCCTGATCGGACCTGCTGGTTATTCGTCTGCATCGGGTGTCATTTCGTCTCTGATCGATCAGCCATGCCACATTGCCGTCATCGACGAACTGGGCCGCGTCTTGCAATCGACCAAGGCGCAAGGGAACCATCACAAGGCAGATGCACAGACTACCATCATGGAGGCTTTTGGGAGACAAGATAGCATCCTGCGAGGCCACGGCATGAGCAAGTTCGGATTGCGAAAACAGGATGCCAAAGAGTTAGACCGCTTCGTCCGCAACCCGTCACTGACGCTTTTGACCATGACCACGCCTTCAACCCTCTTTGATGGCATATCCTCGCAATCGGTCCTCGACGGGTTTTTGGGCCGCTTCCTCATCGTGGAAAGCCCAATCGGGCGGCAGGTCTCGCAAATGCGGCGGATGATCCAGCCAGCCGAACGGCTCATTGAATGGGCCAAGGGATGCGCCACTGCGAAAGCCGGGAACCTGGACGCCGATAGCCACGAGACGCCGCCCTCACCGATCCTGATGAACTTTGCGCCCGAATGCGCAGAGATGATTGTGAACTTCGACGCCGAAATGATTGATGCCATGAACGCGCATGACCGATTCGGGTTGGATGCCATGTTTGGCCGCACGAAAGAGATTGCCATGCGGCTTGCCCTCATCGTAGCGGTGAGTTGCAACGAGCGAGATGTGAGCCGGGAAAGCATGAAGTGGGCAATCGATTATGCCAGGTTCTATGCGTACCGCGCCGTTGACGGTTTGAAGCGGAAGATGGCAGATGGTGCATTCGAGAAAACTTGCAAGCAAGTCTATGAAAAGATACAAGGATCAGGCTTGAAGGGCATATCAGAGCCGGAACTTGCGGCTGCGATCCGAGGATACAAGGGCATGAAGCCGATAGACCGGAAGGCCGTGATTGACACTCTTGTGGCCGATCATGGGATTGAGTGCCGGAACACCACCGAGGGGAAGAGGGGTCGCCCCCGGATGGCATGGTTTGCCCCGTAAAGGAGAGATAGGATGAAGATCAAGGAAGATGAATGTGGTAATGTTGCCATGTCCGCAATCTATGACATTAGGTGCATGTTTTTGGACATTCAACAAGCCGCGCATTGGGCAACCGGAGAAGGTTATCAAATCCAGATCATTGGGTTCTTCTATCGAGCCGTTCCAAAACCAACCGCTAAATTGCTTGTACTTGACCCTGAGGGCAACCAGTGCACTGCGCTCATACAATTCTTGCCAGATGAAGGCTGGACCCTCGACCACATCTCAAAGTGGTACAAACGAGAAAGCACAACTTCCAAGAAGACAGCCGACGTTACCTAGCGTCATATAACGCAACGGCAAGATTCATAGGCCCTCGGATGACTCCGGGGGCTTTTGCTTATGGGGCGCATCCAGGATGATGGCCTATGCTTGTGTGATGCCGTGCCATTCAACAGAAACGGGCATTGTGGGCGTTTCTTATGGGTAGCCGCTAGGGTGGTGGCTCAGGCACCATGAAAGCCGCTGGCGGGCCGTTTCTGACAATTCTCGCCATCAATCCTTTGCCGGAACATAGAAATAAGTAATTCAGCAGTGCTAAGTCTTTGATCTTTAAGAAGAAAACATTAAAACTATTTAATTTCCGGGACAAACGCAGATACACTCTCTCCCACCCAGAAAGAGAGGGGGAAGAAGGTGTACTTATAAATAAAAAAAAAACCCTATTATAAGAGAAGTCTAGTGTTTAGTAGGGTTCCTCGCGATTCTTTTCCGGGACAGGGCATGTCTAGTGGCTGCTATCTGTTAATGGTAATTCCCCAACCCCCTAGCATGGGCCTATAGACTAGGTTCACCGGCCTTCCCTGGCGTCAGATATTTTTCTTGCACTTTTCTGCAACATAACGCTTGCAAGTTTTTGCAAGGTATGGGATGAAGGGACATCAACAAGGGAGAGACGCAGATGAAGAACAGCGAAATGAAGGCAAACCGCTTTTTCACTTGGCACAAGGCGCGCCGCCGCGTTGCAATGATCCAGTCGCACTTGGCTGAAGGTCGCACCGTATACCTTTGCACCATGACCAAGGCCACCAAGCTCACCTCGAAGCACATCAACATGGTAAAGGCCGCAAAGAACGGCGCATTCGTCCAGAGCGGAAAGAACTGGCTTTGCATCGACGGTTGCGGGATCAAGGTAGCCGCCTAACCGAGGGGCCATGCGCCCCTCACCCACCCACCCAATAGGAGCCACAAATGACCACCGCAGCCGACATCCTCGCAAAAGGCCACGCAGCAATGGCCGAACTCTCCACCCGCCCCCGCAAGCCGCCACAGACTGGTGAGGAAGCCATCCTCGTCATCGAGGAGATGCGCCGCCACACCAAGTCCAAAGCCGCCCGCCTCCGCATGGCCGACATGGCCATCAGCATCGGCAACCTGACGCCCCGCGCACGTTCGATCTGGATTGTTTATCGGGCAGAGGAGGCTTCGAAGTGACTAGCCAGCCTAAGCCCAATGGACGCCCGCCCAAGTATCCGTGGCGCACCATCGAGATCGGCGAATCCTTCTTCGCACCCGGTCGGAGTTCCAAATCGCTCCAGCACGATGCCGCCCGCTACTACCGCCCACGCCGCTACACCTGTCGCAAGATCAGCCTCAAAGGCATCATCGGCACCAAAGTCACGAGGACCGAATGACCGCCACATGGACCCCCATCGCCAAAGGCGACCGCAAGCCCGAAGGATGTGTCCTCGTAACCTGTACCTACGAGACCAGCAAATTCGAGCTTGCCATGTTCGGCGGTCCCGTCGAAACTTTCCATCGCATCCGCATCGCCCGATGGAATAAAACAAGCCAACGGTGGCACGATGACGGGCCCCGAGGCGAAAAACTCAATAACGTCACCGCATGGATGCCACTGCCGGAACCTCACCAATGACCGACTTCGCAGTCAAAGTCACCGTTCGCAATGCCAGACTCCTTCGCGCCATCAAGGCCGCAGGGTTCAAATCACAAGCCGAGTTCGCCAAGTTCATCGGCACCACGCCCCAACGCATTGGCGAACTTCTCAACTTCAAGCTAAAGCCCATCGCCAATGGTGACTGGTCAGAACTCGCAATGGACATCTCATCAGCACTTCGCATCGAGCCGGAAGAACTTTGGCCGCACCACATGCGTGACCTGCTCACCGCCCGCAACTCCATTGAGGCAGAGATCGACGCCGAGCAACTAGCCCAGATCGCCGCACCGTCGAGCCTGGAAGTGGATAAGCCTCTCCTCGCCAAGCTGGTCGCTGCCATCACACACCCAAAGCGCCGAGCCATGATCGAAGCCCGTTTCGGCCTCACCGGCGAACCGGAACAGACGCTCGAAGAGATCGCCAAGGACTATGGCGTCACACGCGAACGCATCCGGCAGAACGAAGTAAAGGCATTCCGCGAGATGCGGGAACAGGCTAGACGATTAGGTGTCGCCGTGCCTAAGATGACGTATTGGTAATCTCTCCCCCTGCGGTTTACTCCTCCCGCCGCAGTAACTCAGCCCCGCCCTTGTGGCGGGGTTTTTTTTGCTCTATATTGCGCCGCATGACACCAGACGAACTCATCCAATGGCGCACCTCAGTCGCCCTATCGAAGCGCAAGGCAGCAGAAGCCCTTGGCCTCGCACGCAACACCTTTCGAGCCTATGAAACCGGCAAGCAGCCGATCCCGCGATATATCGAACTTGCCGTTAAGGCAGTCACAAAAACCGACAATAAAAAGGACAGCAATGCTGACCTATAAGCTGATTCCAACCTCCGACCTCATCCCGTACGCCCGCAACAGCCGGACGCACTCCGAGGCCCAGGTCACCAAGATCGCGTCATCGATCAAGGAATTTGGATTCATCAACCCGGTGGTGACGGACGGGAAGAATGGCATCGTGGCGGGCCACGGACGCGTCTTGGCGGCGAACAAACTGGGACTGAAGGAAGTGCCGTGCGTTGAGGCGAGCCACCTCACGGAGGCCCAGAAGCGCGCCTATGTCATCGCCGACAACCGGATGGCGCTCGATGCCGGATGGGACATTGATCTGCTGAAAGTCGAAATCGGTGATTTGCAAGGCATGGACTTCGATCTGTCCCTCACCGGCTTCGATCCCGGCGAACTTGAGAACTTCCTCGCGGAGAAGACCGAGGGCTTGACCGATCCCGATGCGGTGCCGGATGTGCCTGAGCGCGCGGTGACGGTGCTGGGTGATGTGTGGCTGATGGGCAATCACCGGCTGATGTGCGGCGATAGCACTAGCATTGACGCGGTGGACAAGCTGATGGCGGGCGGTAAGGCTGACATGGTGTTCACCGATCCGCCTTATGGCATCAGTATTGTGAAAGGCGGCAAGGTCGGCGGTAATAGTTTGGCCAAGACTGGAACTTATGCCCCGGTCGCTGGAGATGACACCATCGACGTGGCCATTGAGGCCATTCAAGTCATCAAGACATTGAGCGCCAAAGTTGAGATTATTTGGGGTGGCAACTACTATGCCAACGCCCTGGAAAATTCATCGTGCTGGATTGTGTGGGACAAAGACAACACCGGCAATTTTGCCGACGCCGAACTAGCGTGGACCAATCAAAAAACTGCCGTTCGCATTTTTAAGCACACTTGGAACGGCATGATTAAGGCCAGCGAGCATGGCCAGAAGCGCGTCCACCCTACCCAAAAGCCAGTCATTCTTTCGGAGTGGTGCATCGACCAGTACGGCGAAGACTGCTTGACGGTTTTGGATTTGTTTGGCGGCAGCGGATCATCGCTGATGGCCTGCGAGAAAAAGAAAAAGCACGCGAGGATGATGGAACTCGACCCCAAGTACTGCGACGTGATCGTCAAACGCTGGCAGGAATTCACCGGCAACAAGGCAACGCTCGAATCCACCGGCCAGACATTCGAGGATGTCGCTTCCAGCCGATACGATTGGAAGAAGGACAGCGCCGCATCATATAATGTTGCCATAGCCGAAAAACGCAAGGAACTCGAGGCCTCGACATGACCGAAGAAACCAAAGGCAAGCTAGGCCGCAAGCCTCATGCACCGACAGACGCGCAACGCCAGCTGGTCTCGCTTCACGCAACGGTCGGTACCACGCACGAGAGCATTGCCGAAATCCTCGGCATCCACAAAGAGACGCTTTACAAGTATTATTCCGCCGAACTTAAGCAAGCACGCGACAAGGCCAACGCAACCATCGGCGGTGCGCTCTTCAACAAGGCCAAGGCTGGCGACACCACCGCCATGATCTTCTGGCTCAAGACGCGCGCACGCTGGCGCGAAACCGTGGACATCTCCAACGAAGATGGATCACTAAGACCGGAGCCAGTCGCTGCCGCCGTCCTTGCTGCGCTCAACAAGATTTACGATGACGCCGAGTGAGCATCGAGCCGCCAACCGTCAACGGCTCTACAAGTTCGCCCGCACGATCTACCGCGCCCGCACCAACCAAGAGATGCTGCCGAACAGGCATCAGCGGGAAATCTGCCGTAGCCTCGAGCAGGTCTTCGCCCACCGCATCAAGCGGCTCATTATCAACGTGCCGCCTCGATCCGGCAAGACCGAGATCGCCGTCAAGGCATTCATCGCTTGGACCATCGGCCTCGTACCAGATTCCGAATTTATTCACGCCAGCTATTCCAAGCGCCTCGCCACATCCAACGCATACGACATCCGCGCCATGATGCAGCACGAGACCTATCGCTCGATCTTCCCTTGGGTTTCGCTTCAAGACGATAGCAAGGCAAAGGATGAGTTCCGCACATCACACGGCGGCATCGTCTACGCAACCGGCGCAGAAGGAACCATCACAGGCTATGGCGCTGGCAAGATGCGAGACGGCTTCGGCGGTGCCATCATCATCGATGACCCGCACAAGGCAGGTGAGGCAACCTCGCCTATCATGCGGCAGAACGTGATCGACTGGTATCAGACCACGATACAATCACGCCTCAACAAGACAGACACGCCAATCATCGTCATCATGCAGCGGCTCCACGAAGATGATCTTTCCGGCTGGCTTCTGAGCGGCGGTTCTGGTGAAAAGTGGGATAGCCTTGTCATCCCCGCCCGGGATCCAGATGGCTCATCGTTCTGGCCGGAACAATTCCCGCCCGAGATGCTCGACCGCCTCGAGCAATCCAGCCCCTACGTCTTCGCTGGTCAATACATGCAACGACCAGCCCCACTTGGCGGCGGCATCTTCAAGGACGAATGGTGGCGGTTCTACGATGCGATGCCGCCGCTCAAGTGGCGGGCGATCTATGCCGACACGGCGCAAAAGACAAAGGAGCAGAATGACTATTCCGTCTTCCAATGCTGGGGCCAAACGCAAACCGGACAGATCGTGCTGCTCGATATGGCACGCGGCAAATGGGAGGCTCCAGAACTGGAAACAATGGCTCGGGCATTCTGGAAAAAGCATTTGGCAGCATCGGACAAGGGGCCGCTTCGAGCCTTCAAGGTCGAAGACAAGGTGAGCGGCACCGGCCTGATCCAGAAGCTGAAACGTGAAGGCATTCCAATCATTCCGATCCAGCGCAACACCGACAAAGTGACACGCGCCTTCGATGCCGCGCCCTATGTTCAATCCGGCAATGTCTACATCATGGATAACATTGATCACCTGGCCGATTTCATGTCCGAGGCCTCGGTCTTTCCCAACGGCACACATGATGATATGATAGACGCCGCAATGAGTGCAATTTCCGATATGACAGCGCCGCAGTCTGCTCCTGCGGTTCGCGCCTTGTGAGGTTATCGATGGGACTTTTCGACCGTTTCCGCCGCCCGCAAGAGCGCAAGGAATCCGCTGTCGCCAAGCTGATGGTGATCAATCCCGGCCAAGCCGTGTGGTCTCCACGCAACTACGAATCCTTTGCCAAGGAAGCCTATGGCAAGAACGTGGTGGCATATCAGGCCATCAACCGGATCGCTGATGCCA